ACAAATGCAAGACCTGACGCAATCAAACGAGCCAATACCTTGTTTGAACGAGCGGGAGCGACAGATGATGCTGCCCGTGCTGCTGCTCGTGAACGGATTGATGCTCTTGTTATTCGTTACAATAAGATTATGGAAAAACTAGAACCGACACCCAGAGGCAGGTTGATAAGAGAGCCGTGGTATATGCCGATGTCTTACATAGAAGCAGCGTCAACCAGAAGCGGATTACTCCGTCCTGGTGCGCGTGGAGGTCCCGCGTTATCCAAGGGAGCATGGGATGAGTTTGCTGCTATCCCAATAGAGGGGGTTGAGGATATCGGTTATACAGCAAAGCCAATAACTGGAGAGATCATGCTGAAACATTTGATGGCAGACGAGATGCGTGCTGCTGAGAATGATTTGCTGAACGATCTCTTTGAGATGGGTTTGTTTGAGGAACACGGTTTAGTTAATGTAAGCAGTAAGTTTACTAAAACGATTGTTGACGATAGTCATGTTTATGACACTGTGTCAAAAGTGCTACGGATAGACCCAGGGGAAACTACGGTTGGACTCGGACGTATTAAGGGACAATTACTGATTGATGACATTAAAGCAGGTGATAAAGAGATTAGAGTTATTGTGGACAAGTTGGTTGACGAGGGGATTCTCAGTAAGCCCGTAGGGAACAAGAACCAGTATGTTATTGCGACGGGCGCGAAAAGACCGGAGCCTAAATATAAATTCGATGAGGTGGATCTTCCTGGATACAATGAGGATATGAAATCAGGAGTGATTACGTTCTTCCGCGAGGGTGAACGAATGGTTTTCGCGGCAAATGAAGCGGGTGGTGCGGTTAGTCCGACTCTTTGGAATACGATATACGGGCGTGGTGCTTTAGCTGTTCGGGGAGTAGGTTCAAGGGGATTTCTAAAGAATACATTAGCAATGTCAAACGGATTCTTCAGAGGAGCGTTAACTACGTTTAGCCCTGTCTTTATTGTTAAGAACCAATTCATCGATATGTTTACTGGCACAATGGTTGCCGGATTAAAAGTTCCTCATGAGAGTTTGCAAAGGCTCGCAAAGAGCGCGGCAAACATAGCTTTCAAGACAGAGGATCGATTCGAGCAGATATTCACGGGTAGTGGTGGAATGCTAGCCAGGGTATTTGATCCTACTCCAGATCAGTATCGAAAACTTTCTAAAGCCGTTACAGACTCTCGGCACGATGCCAAAATAGTAAAGGCACTAGAAGGACCCGGACGGCAAGCGGAAATAGAAAAAATGATAAAAGATTCAGCAAAGGAAATGATGGGTATCGATAATCAGACATGGAAAGATAGCAAGTATCTGGCGGGGATAAAGGTATGGAAGACTGTTCCTGCGGCGGGTACACTTGCAGAGCAGTCAGTTCGTTACGTGATTGCACGTAAATCTTTTAGGAGGGGGTTAAGAAACAGGCTCGGAGATAAAGAAGGCAAAGCAGAGTGGAAACGCCTGATGAAACTCGATCAGCGTGACTGGGAGTATGAGCTACATACCAACTGGAACAAGACAGGAGTAGGATTAATTGACTCGGCTGAAGCAAAAGCAGCTTCGATAGCTGGAGTGCAATCTACTCTGGACTTCGGGCGTGGTGGCGATATGATCAGGGAACTGAATAGTTATATTCTGTTTCTGAATGCTACTATGGAAGGCATGAAATACCCGTTCCGCGCAATGGGAATCAATCTGTTGCCTAAAGTAAAAATGAGGCAATATAAAGTTAACGAAACAACTAATCTTATTGAAGAAGGACCTTTTAAGGGTCTTCGGGTTTCTCACGAGAGCGTTCCCAAGTATCAGTTCCTTGAACCTGGGAAGGGCATGTTTAGGGCTGGTGTCGGCTCACCGGGAAAGGCATTTGAAACAGGAACTGCCGGGGCTTTTAGGACGGATCTGGGTGGACCGAAGTCGGTTGCGTTGCGCGTGGGTGCTGCGACAAGTGTTTATGCTTTCATACAGATGTCATGGAATAAACAATGGGAATATGACGGAATTCCTCTATATTATGATGTTCCTGAATATGTCAGAAACAATTCTATAATTATTATGCTGCCTCCTCCAAAGAACGAGGACGGTGAGTACATCTTTGACGTAACGACTAAAAGACCAAAACTTAGATACCTTGTTATTCCTCACAGGTTGCGTGATTGGAACATGGTGTTTCAGCCTGTGACTTTTATGGTTGATCACTTGCACAACGAGGTGCCAGTTGACTTGAAAACTTTTGCTTATAACTTATACAAGGAGCAGTCTCCTCTGGGTGAGGGTATCCCGGTGCCGGAATTAGCAAGATATCTGTATGAAGTTAGAACTGGTCAGGATGTGTTCCGTGATCAGCCTGTTGTTGGGCTTGGATTGAGAGATGAACTTCCTCCAGAGCAATATGATACTCGTAGCTCCGAGGCTTCAATCAGGGCTGCCCAGGCTGTATATGATACGGATCTACCCGACTGGATCAAGAATCGAATAAGTAGCCCAAAGAGAGCAGAGCATTTCTTCACGAGTGCTACAGGTGGGGTAGGACAGGAAGCCTTAACTATGGCTGATTATCTTGTTCGTATGCTGGATAGTTTCCGTGAAGAAGAAGCAAGACCTATGGAGGAACGAGTAGCAGAGTACCGGGAGATGGACCGGACGAGCAGGACAGAGTTTGTAACTAACCTTGATGCGAAAGACTATGAACAGTTCCAGAAAGAGATTCGCAGACCACGCCTGAAACTCCCGTTCATTACGAAACTTATGAACGCTTATTCTCCAGGGGCTGCTGATAAGGATTCTGACTTTACCGCGCGTGGAGGTGGACTGGCGCAGATGGCACGAAGGGAAACGGAAGAAGCGTTCCCTGAGATTTCTACCAAGGAGATTCGTGACGCGGCTATCATTTCAAGGCAGGTTAATGACAAGTTAAGGTTTGAGCAGCAAAGACTCGATGGGGAACTTGATAAGTGGAGGAAAGATAATACTACTGGTATTGATCCTACTAAGTGGATAGAAGAACGTAAGAAGAAAATTTATAAGCGAATGGGAATGAAGATGGCTCTTGCCGAAGTATATGATCGTTCTGTTCACGCTATGGATGATGATGCCAGGGATGCTTATTACGAGTCTTTATACACAGCAGCGGGACAGATAAAGGATACAAGGCAAGGAACGCAACTCTTAATCGCACGTTACTACGCGATTGAGCCTGAAGGAGATCACCCTGAATCTGCTGACTGGGTAAAGTTCTATCAGATTAGAGATGAGTTCCTGGATAAAATGCGAATTTCCTCTGAGGCTAAAGGAAACAATGTATACGCTGACTTCATCCGGGAACTACAGGCTAGTATGTCTGAGACAGAGACAAAGTATGATAACGCCCGCAGGTATCTATCTACTTACTGGAACATAGGGAAGGATGTTAGCAAGTTAACGAGTAATCCCTCTGCTGCACTTCAGCAGCAATGGGATCAATATAACGCCTTGCCTAATATGGCACAAAAGAATGCGTATGTAGATGCGAACCCTCATATTGATTCGTTACGGAAAGTTCGTACTACCAGGAGAAAGATGCTAATCGCACAAGAATCCGCCCAGAGAGGATTCCCTTACTTAGATACATTATTAGTTTACTGGTATGGAGGCAGGGGCTATCATGAAGGCGAGACAACTCGTGGGCAACTATTTTTCAATCAGTTATACGGAACTACTAAATCGGGATTCATCCCACGCAACGTGACTACAGCGAATTGACGTTTGGGCTATACTAATAGTATTTTAAAGGTCGAAAGGAAAAGATATGGTAAATCAGGCAGAACAACCTATAGAGAATGAAGCACCTGTGGACACAGGGAATACTACTACGGATATTACAGGTGACTTTGCAGGAGCGAATACATTTGAGGATGTATCAGCGTCTCCGGCAGAGGATACTACAGAGCCTTCATCGTCACAAGAAGGTCAGGGGGATACTAACGAAGCCTCTTCGTCGCCAAGCACTGCCCCGCTAGTAACTGAAGAGGCTCCTCCTGCTGCTCCGCCTATAGACGACTTAACCAGGCGTATACAGGAAGTTGAACAGCAGAATGCTCAGTATGCACAGGCGCAATACCAAACACAGATACAACAACAGACTGACCACTATAGGCAGCAGCTTGAGCAACAGGGCTATTTACCTGAACAAGCTGATCAGATTGCACAGAACTGGTCTTCGCAACAGGCACAGGTTGCACAGATACAGCAACAGCAATCAGATTACGTTAGGCATATACAGGGTCAGTCAGCAGCAGCAGAACACTTTGCTGCACAATACGACTTAAATCTGCCGGACTTGGCAGAGTTGAGGAAATATCAAGATCCTCAGAGCATGGAAGCAGCGGCGAAACGCATGAAATCCGATAGAGAAAAGGATGCGGAAATAGCTAGGCTGAAGGCACAGCTAGTTCCCTCGCAGTCTTTTGACGATAGTCAATCGACACCAGCAGCTTCCACCGATGAGGGCAGGTTGCTTGAGAGATATAATCAGGGTGACCGATCTTCTCAGGCACAAGCAGCAGCACGAAGGGCTGCTGGGCTAGGCTAAATTTATATTATAAGGAGAATTTAAAATGGCACAGACAGCTACAACTGGCAATCTGGAAAATGCTCAACGCATTATAATTTCAGCAGCCAGATATACAGAGGAACATAACGCTCCGGCAATCGCTCTTATTGAGCAGTTCAAGCTCCCTAAAGGGGCTAAACAAGTAACTGTTCCAAAAGTCGGTCAGATGACAATGAGTGACTTGACAGACGGACAGGATATAATTGACGAGGAAGAGATTGGTATGACTACCGTTGACCTTACCGCATCTGAGGTAGGAGCAAAGGTAATTCTTACTGATAAACTTGTTCGACAAGCTGCTGATAACGTCTTTTCGATGATCGGGAGGCAGTTGGGCGATGGGATGGCACGAAAGAAAGATACTGATGTCATCGCTCTGTATACCAACTTAAATGGCGGTACTAAACTGGGTTTAGACGGAAGAAATATGAGTGCAGCAAATGTTCACGCTATTATTTCTAACGCCAAAGCTAATAAGTTTGGTAATCAGTTGTATATCAATCACCATCCAAACGCAGTTGCTTATCTCTCTGGAGAGTCAGCTACTATTACTAGCACAGTAGGTGGCGAACTTACATCTGGATGGAGCGTAGACTTGCTAAAGAACTTCTATAGTGGCTTGCGACCCATCAATGGCGTTTCCATTTTTGAAGATGGGAATATTGAGAAAACATCTGGAGTTGATTCTGGTATTGGAGTTATAGCTGATAAGACAGCTATGGCTGCACTTACCAGCGTTGATACTAGAACTGAGCGACAAAGAGATGCGTCACTCAGAGCTACTGAAGTTGTCTTGACTGCTGACTATGGAGTCTTTGAACTCGATGATAGTCGTGGAGCAGGAGTTATATTTGAAATCGGTGATATTGCAACTTCATAGGCACTAATCGAAAGGAATAATTCATGGTAGGAATAACTGAACGAAACCAGCAAAAGTTAGAATTAACTAATGCAGGATTCACTTTACGGTATATAGACGAGTGGCAACCTAAAACTACCCTATATCGACACAAGGCAAGTTATACTGTTGATGGGAACCTATCTGAACCTGTCGGCTCAACTACAAAGGGTGTGCCAGGAAACCCAGACTATGTACTCAGAAAGGCAAAGATCGGTTTGTTCCCATGGAAACCCGGAGATCAGTGTGATTGCCAATGGTGCAAGGAATCTACAGCCAAGAATGGAACAGTTGCGGAAGATCCAGTTAAGGAACGAGTAATCGCCTGTGATCAGTGCGACTTTGTTCCTGATGCTGAAGACAAGGCAACCGCTTCGTCTCAACTTAGGTTCCATAAGACAAAGGAACATAAATAATTAGTGGGTAATGGGAGGTGTAAAGATTGACCGTGCCTCCCACTACTCTAATCTTAACGGTTGATCGCAGGGCTTTGAACCTGCTCAAATAAATAACCTTTAAGGAGGTTTAAAATGGCATTTCCATTAACAGTAAACTTGTCTTATGGACAAGAAAAAGTGGAGACTTCAGACCAAAGGCAGAAGCTAGGAACAAGGGCTACAACTCCTGACGGCAGGGTGTTCTATTATGCAAAGGATGACGGAACGTCACTTGCCACCGCTGGAAAGATTGTTGACGGTACTGCCGTAGTTGCTGCACACGATATGGATGTTGCTGCTACTGCTGCTCATAGTGTTGGTGATACAACAATTAGCATAGAAGTACCAACTACTGACTTAACCAAAGACCAATATGCAGATGGATACTTGATGTTCAATGATGGACCGGGCGAAGGTGAAGTCTATAGAATCAAGTCGCATCCTGCTCACGATGCATCTGCCGATAACACGGTCATCATCACGCTTGATGAAGAAGATGGAATAAGAACTGCATTAACTACTGCTTCTTTATGTGGATTAAGGGAAAACCTTTATGCAGGAGTAAAACTCATTGATGGTGATGGCACCCAGACAACAGGACCACTTGGTGTTACGCCTATTCCAGTAACTGCTTCTTACTACTTCTGGCTTCAAACATATGGCGTTGCTTCTGTTGAGGTAAGCGGAACTACAGCTATGACTTTAGGTAATGCTATTGAGGTCAGCGAAGTGTCAGGACAGAGCGGTATGGCTACTTTGCATGATTCTTCAGGTGCTACTGACTTGGAACCAATTGGTGTTGCAATAAGTATTGCTGCGGTTTCTACTGACTATCAGCAAGTAATGTTAAAAATACGAGCGTAATCAGTGGATGCACTATGGACGCCTCAAGGCATGGTCTACTTAGGCTCAACTGACGTTGGGTTTAATGGCGAGTCTGGGGCGTCTATGGTGGTTCACCAGTTCAAGATGAAGTCTCCTATCACGGGAAGAATGTGTGAGGTATCAATCCCTGCTGATTCTATGGTTAGCAAGGCGCACATAGAGGACATGGCAGCGCAATCCTTCGAGACTTTCTTAGAAGAAGAAAAGGAACGAGAGATGAAGCGTAAGCCTACGGGAGATGAACTCAAGGAGATAGGTAAGGCAATAGAAGAATTTAGAAAATATACCGCAATGATGCGAGAATCTACTAACAACAAAATAACATATAGAGGTATCTGATGGTCGAACAGAGTACAGAGATTAGCATAACTAACCAAGACATACAGGCTGTCTTGAGTGACAAGATTAATATAATAACTGATTATGAGGTACAGATTGTGGCTCTTAAGCGAACTGTACTTCGATTGCAAGAAGAGGCTTTATTATGCCAGTGCAAGGAAGAACAAGAAAGCAACTCCGACAAAGTATCGGAAACAATCTAGGAGCGATTCGAACTGGTACTGCTTATGACGCAGGATCAACAACGACATTGATATCTCTTTCGCTCGTTGGTGGCGATGATTCTTATAATGGTAAGTGGCTCGTGGTTGCTGACGTCACCAACTCCAACAATACTGAAACCAGGATCATTAGTGACTACACAGCAAGTGCTTACAGGTTAACGGTACAACAAGCATATTCATTTGCTACGGCTGCCGGAGATACATTTGAGATATGGGATGACGAATTTCGTCCTGAAGTAATTGATGAGTTCATTAACCAGGCGATCATAGATACCACAGGTCAAGCGTACCATCCGACAGAGAACGTGGAACTACACGCAGACAGCAGGAACATGCGGTTTGATATCCCGTCTAATATTTCGATAATTAACAGACTATTCTATAGAAGTAAAGTTTCATCAACCCTATTACATTCTTGCAATGCAGCGTTTGACGAGACAGTTGATAGTGACATTACAGTTACTGTAGATACAGAGGACAAGAAAAGAGGAACTGGTAGTAACAAGTTTGTCATAGCAGGAGCAGCAACCGGCGGCGAGATAGCTACTGATTCCATAGGAAGCAAAGATATATCTAAGTACGATTACTTAGAGTGTTGGATCAAGTCTACCGTAGCTACAAGCGCAGGGAATTTAAAGATTCTCCTGGATGACTCAGCTTCTTGTGCATCTCCGATAGAAACTTTAGAAGTCCCTGCATTAACAGCTAACACTTGGACTTTCGTAAGAATGGCTCTAGCTAACCCGGAGACAGATACGGCAATCATATCTATAGGTCTGGAGTATGATTCGGAGTTAGGAGCCTGTCAGGTAAGACTTGATGATATTAAGGTGGTTGAGAACGATACAGCCGACTGGGTGATTCTTCCAAAGCATTTATGGAGGATAGATCGTTCAGCAAGAGACTTGATACTGTCTGACTCAGCCCGTCTTGAAGTGGGATACAAATTGATCAAGATCCAGGGTGGAGACAAGCCAGCGTTACTTTCAACAGAAACAGCTACTTCTGAGATAGATGACAGCTATATAATAGCCAGAGCAACAGCGTTAGCGTTTGCTGCTAATTCGGGAGGAGCTTCTACAGATCCTGACCAAAGACGGCAACAGGCAGCGTTCTGGTTTGGGCTTGCGGAGCAATCAAAGAGAGCGTTCCCTACTATGATTACAGGTAGATGGGTTGAGTAATGGCAAACAAAGTTGTAGAAACTAACGAGATATATTTAAACGGGACGTATTACCCGTTAACTCGCCCTGTTCAATCAACGCTTGCATCTATATATCCGGCAAAGATTACCATCGGAGATACCACTAAGGACTCACAGATTAGATCCAGTGTTATCAGTTGGTCTGACTGGCGTGGAGGTATAGGAGTAGAGCGTATGCAAGGGGCTGCTGATGTGGACAGAGCATGGTATAGCACTCTTAACCTGAGACACAGGCATCACTTGGTCTTGTCTGCTTTAGCTAATGCAACTACAGCAGAGACAGCAGCAGGTACGGCTATAGATGGAGAGATCACATTCATTGCAGAACTAGGATCGACACTATATGCAGGGTACGGAACAGTGCCTTACTTCTACACAAATGGTAATTCAAAGTGGGAGAGGGTTCAGCACGGTGGAAGTGACTACACTTTCCCTGGTAGTCCTAACGACAGCCTTACGACAAGAATGGGTGGCACTGATAACGTAGTTGTCGCACATGAGGCAGGGTATTCTTACTTTGCTTCTTCGACAACAGTAACGGATGTGTCTTATGCCTCTGTGCCTACAAAGACTACAGATGGTGTTAAGTTTATTGCCTATTGGGATGATCGGTTATGGGGAATAGATTCCGCAGGACTCCTTTGGTATACCCTAACCTTGAACGGAACAAAGGTGGATGACGCACAGTTGCCTGTCCAAAGCGGATATGTCACCGCATTATTTGTAGGACGTGACGCTACTGGTGATTTGATCTTATATGCAAGTACTAAGACAGGACTATACGCACATGATTCTGCTAATGCCAGGTGGGTAGAGACAGAATTTAAATTACCATTACATGAATTCAATGGATCGGGAACGACTAGGTGGAGGGATGCTATATATCTCCCGTCAGGGCTAGGGATCTACAAGTATATTAACGGAGCGCAGTCTGCGGTTATCACCGTAACAGGTCCTGACAAAGATGACGGTTTACCTGAAGCTAATCGAGGAACTATCAAGAGGCTGATTGGTAGTCATACGGAACTGATAGCAGCAGTCGATGCTACGGCTGCACCTGCTACTCCGGCTCCTGCTATGGCTTATCAGTCTGGTGCAACTGCTGGTATGGTAGGACATAGTTCTCCTGCTATTCCTGATAGTTCGGGAACTTCTTCTATAGTTGCATGGAATGACGTGGGATGGCAGACACTTTGGTCTGCACCATCAGCAGGTCAACCTATCACCGAGATGCTAGTTACTAGTGCGGGAGAGGGAGACTATAGATTATTCTGGGGATGGAACGGTGTGGTGTATCATCAGATGCTTCCGCCTGATGTTATCAATCCTACTCAGCTAGTAAACATGGAGTATGAAACCACTGGTTATATAGAGTCTCCCTGGTTTGACGCAAGCCAGTCTGAGGTAGACAAGCTGGCATTGAAGTTGAAGGTTGAGGTTGAGGATGCCGGTTCTAATGAAACTGTAGTGGTCCAGTATGCGATAGATTATTCTGATTCGTATACGTCTATGGGGACTATTACGTCTGACGGCACTACTACTTATACCTTTGGATCTAACGTAGGAACGACTTTCCGATCAATAAAATTTAAGTTAACACTGGCAAGGGAAGCAGGAACTACCACAGCAATTATGAAAAAGTCTCCAGACGTAGTTAGCTTGACGCTTGAGTATCGCAAGAAGCTACCCGCTAAGTATGGACACTCAGTTGAAGTATCATTAAACGAATCTTATAAAGGTAACAATCCAAAAGGACTTCGCTCTAATCTTATAAGCGCAATAGAGTCTAACACCCTGGTGGAATTCACTTTCCGTGACGATAGCGGAGGCACACGCAATTACTACGTTGATGTTGTGAGTGCTACAGGTATAGAGTATACAGGTATGGACGAGAGAGGCGTGAGTAGGATCTCACTGGTGGAGCCATGATATTTGACGCAGGAACAACTACAGTCGCTACATCAGGAACTGAGCAACAGCTTAGTAACACTGCTAATCGTGTTCGTTGGATCAAGGTTAAAGCACTCGCTGCCAATTCAGGGATTGCTTACTTTGGTGTTAGCGATATTACTACTACCAACGGATATGAACTATCTGCTGGGAATGAATTAGAAATTAACTTTGCTGACGTGGGCGGGACTATTCCCTTTTCTACGTTCTATGTAGACGTGGCAAGTAATGGCGACAAAGTTTCTTGGGTGGTGATACTGGACGGCTAATGGTTACTCAGAGTGTTATACAGTCTCCGCCTGACGAATGGACAGGATCGCTCCCTGAATGGATGTTCTATGCAGCGTTAGCGCAATTGGGTTATGAGGACGGAGTTGACTTCTCATACCAGAGTAGCCAGTTCGGAGGACGCTTGGATAAGGGAGGAATGGTTCTTGACTTCGACTTTACTAATCCTCCAAACTTGGCAGTTAACGTGCAAGGGGTGTATTATCACTACCACCTGGGTGCTGATACTAAGGCACGTGACATAATGGCACGAGAGGCACTGGCAGGTTTAGGCATAACATTAATATTTGTAGACGAAGACGATTTAGAACAAGATCCTGTAGGAATAACAAGGGATGCGTTAAATTATCAAGATCGCTCCCGATTAGGAGGTAGATAGAAATGGCAACCCCAACGATTAACTTCAAGGGATTCGTTTATGACGATGCAGGGGCGGCAATCTCTGGAGCCACGATCAACTTATTTGACAAGAACGATACAGCTACCAGTAGAGCCTCTACCACCACAAACTCTAGTGGTTACTGGGCAATTGCTCATACAACTAATGGTGAATTTGATGTCCAGGTAACAAGTGGTTCTTCAAAGAGAAGGATCAAGTTTGATGACGCCATCCATTTGTCATCCATAGATACCCAGACTCTTGCGGTGAGAGGAGCCAATGGTGCTGCCGCTAACATGTATCTGTATGCTGATCGAGGAGATACAGCAGGTGATGCGTGGAGATGGTCGGTGGCTGATGGTGGAGTAGTTACCTTTGCTAACAATATTGCAGACATAGATGCTTATGTGACTCACATAACTCTTACTCCAAATGCCACTGTAGCTGATTCTACGGCAGCATTTGCAGGTAAGGTTACTGTTGCTAATACGCTTACGCTATCAACCGTTGCAGCGGCAGGAACAGATACAGATAAGTTCTTAGTATTAGATGGTTCGGGTAACGTAGATTACAGAACAGGCACACAGGTG